AAAAAGTATATCTACGAAACAGCACGGTAAATAATCTTCGTGCCGAAGATGCCAACAGTAATCCATTTATTGTTTTCGGATCTCTTCCTTTACCTAGCGGAAATACTCTTGGAGTTGGACAACTCTTTGCCGTCAACACCAATTATCGCACAAAATTTGGAATAAGCGCAGGTAATGTCACATCAATAGTTACAAAGCCAACACTCAACAAAGCCGAAGTGTTTATTAGAGGAATTCCGTGGCAACCTTTGAATACCACAACACCAAGTCAGTTGTCTTTGTATGTGCGGGGATTAGGAGCATCTGCAACTCCAACGCAAGTAATCGGATCTGAAATTCTGTGGTCAGGAACAGGATTATCACCATCAGGATCTACCGTGTACAACTTGCCAGCAGGAGTAGCAGCAGGAATATTTCTTACCTGCGGTGTAACATTGAATACATTCTATGAGCAACGATATATTGTAGCAGGAATAACAACAGAAACTCTTACGACAACGGGTGCAACATACTATGTCAATCCTGATTCATATGTGAATGGAATATGGAATGTGTTCAGAGATTCAATGAACGCTAATCATTGGATTAGAACAGGTGCAGGATCAGCAGCACTACCTTTGTCTTGGGTAACGAACAATAGCAATGGAGTCAAAGTAAGAATCCGTGGTCCGTTTAGCACAGCCCTACCAGAACTCGACAAGGGAGAACTGCTTATTGGACCAATATCTAATAATGGCAATGCAACTAGAACTAATTTGGTTAATCAATGGAATGCGGCTAGCAGCGGCATAGGAATTCTTATGCTTGGTGGTATTACATTTCAACTCGGACCTGCCGCCGCCAGCACAGAGTCTGCTGCAACGGCAAAAATAGCCATTAAATGGGGATCAGGCTTTGGCGCATCGGCAGGATTAGATATCTGGCCAGGAAAGACAGCCGATTTTCCCGACTTTAGTCGTGCTGCATGGAAAATCATACCGCCTGTAGGAAGTCTAGTAATCGCAGAATAATACATAACACAACAGGAGATCGATAAATGCCATACAAAATCAATCAAACAGACATTCGTTCTATTCAACCAAACCCACCTCTATTCTTTGCCCAAATTGCTGCCACAGGACCAGCAGGAGGCGGCACGGCAATGAGTGTTGCGCTCAACAACATCGGCGTTTCTCTTGGCACTATTGGTGCTTTGCGAGAGGGTGTGCTTATCAAGAATTTGAATGGAAATACTATGACATTTCTTGATATTTTCGGCACATCAGGAGATTCAGGTGGAAATAAAAAATACTCTATTGGTGGTCTTGATGAAGTTTTCATTGGCTGCACAAATCCAGCCAATTTCTTCTTAAAGAACGCCGCAGGGGTTGTTGGCATTACCTTTGGTGTATACGGACGATAATGGGATTGGCGGGATTCGAACCCGCAATGTTTCTTAAGTAACAGATTTTAAGTCTGTCGTGTTTCGCCAATTTCACCACAATCCCAAAAAGTTCCCGCCTCCATTTACGGAGGCGGGAGTAAAATATGGTGGAGAATGGGGGATTCGAACCCCCGTGCAGTTTCAAATTATTTACAAGCATCTACGGAATCTGTTTCCTGTGTTTTACAGCAATTAAGCAGGAACACTCTTTTGCAGTTTTTGAATCGTTTCTTTCAAAGCGTCTACGATTCCTAAACGCTTCTATCCGATGTGTAGGGAGGAGCGGTTATCGGAGTCTTCGCTCCTCCCTTTCGCTACTTAGGCAGCGAGTCGTAACTGTGTGTTTGCAGTTATTGTTTAATCGATTTTTTACAGAGCCATTCGATCAACTCTGATTCGCAACTTGTAAACTCTTTGACCTGTCGATTCCATTTATTCCCCTATTTCTTACTCATCATTACGAGCCAAACGCTCGAAATATGACATTGCATCTCCTGAAACTTCTTCTTCGTTTTCAGCCTTGATTTCCTTGGCACTCTTAGAGAACTTTGGAACAGCACCCCATGCAGCATCTACCTCTGCATCAACATTATCAATGTCTTCTGCCTTCTTGGCTCCACTACCACCGCCACTAAGAACAGAATCTAACTTGCGCTTCAGTTCTTCGTGTGACTTGTATTCCTTTGGATTAAGGAAATCCTTCAGCAAATACTGCGTCTTCCAAAGTTCTTCCAACTTTGCATCAACGCCGCCAAGCAAAGCCGCTGGTGCGGCAAACTCACTCTTGTCGTAGTTCACAAATCCGTCAACCTTACGCACCTTGAGTTTGAAATCTGCGCCCTTCCAAAAGTCAAAGGGATTCACCGCTTCTTCATCTTGAAATTGAGGATGCATCTTTTCTTCAATCTTCTCAAAGATTTTCTTGCCATACTTGTAAAGAAACACCTTGCCTTCGTTTTGTGGTGCAGATGGATCTGAAATCACAAGAATATTGGAAATGTAAGAAAGTCTTCGCTTACGATCCCGTGCAATGTTCTTATTGCTTTCGACTCCACTATTCCACAACTCACTATTTGCTTCGCAGCACGGACATTTGCCTCCAATAGTGGTTGGACAATTTTCAATATACCATCCACCCTTGCCCTGAAATCCGTGTGAGAACTGACGAACCCACGGAAGATCTTCGCCCTCGGCGGCGGGAAGAAAACGAATAACGGCAAAACCGTTACTTGACTTATCGAGTGTAGGCTTCCAAATACGATTGTCTTCGTAACTGCCTTCTCCACCCTTCTTCAACTTCTCTGCTTCATTAAGCAGATGCTTCATATTGTCTGACGAACTTTTCTTTAGGTCTTTGAAACTCATGTGTACTCCTTTGTTTTGTTTGTGTACGATGTTTGTGTGCGATGTATATCTGACCTGTACTAGTATATAGCCTGTTCAGGAAAAGTCAAGCAAATACTCCGTAATCTACTATTTTTTGTTTTAGAATCTTGCGATGCTTTAGCGTATCGGCAAGAACTCCTTTTGTTCTCAGAAACGGACGATACTTTTCACAACGCTTTTCTAGCGTATCCCAAAGAGCATCTCCTGTTAAAGCCTTGTGAAAGAGAGGAAAGAATTCTAACATCTCGTCGAGTGTTATGAAAGTTTCAGGCGAAATCTCACCCCGAACAACATACTGTAATAATGGTGGATGCCGACCGTCTTTGATTACAAACAAGGAATCAAATCCCTTCTTTTCTTTGATTAGTTCTGCACATATTACTCCTATATCATCAGAAAACTCTTCAGAGTAATTTTGCATTCGTCTCTGCCATTTAGTGTAAACTTCTTCGTGACCGCCTTCCAACATCTGTCCAATCCATTGATTTGGATTATGAGCAAACAAAGCAAAAAAGAAATCTACGGGATCGCCTTTAAACGAACGAGACAACCTTTCAAACCAATACTTGTCCTTTCTCTTTAGATAAGAATCAAAAGTAATTGTTGTTTTCCCGTGGAAACGAAGAAAATCGTATGAATCCGTGGTGAAATGTAGTTTCACTCCAAGATAGATTTTGAATAGGTCATAGCCCTTCATAGAGGAAGTCGCTGTGTCTTTTCTTTCTTTTTGTCACGAATAAGATTTCGGGCAGTTGCTTCAATTCTGATCTTTTCGGTCACGGTTTTGGTCAAGAACTTGGCAATCGCCTGTGGCTCGATTTCCAATGTCTCGCAAACATCCATTACTGCGTCAATATAGGATAAATTGCTGCTTTTTACTCGCTTTTCGATTTCTGCTGAAAAATTAATAGATCCGTCAAACATCTGTGGGTTTTTCCTTTCTGTATGGGTGAAGTATACCTCATAATCCCGAGTATGTCAAGGGCTTTCCACACGCTTTTCTTTTATACATAAGGAAGCATCTGCTACATTCAAGCCTAATTGTAAATTGGAGTAATCATGGCATCATCATCTGGAAGTGGTTTCACAGCAAGTATTGTGAACGGAATTGCAAACTTTGTATCGTCTGACCTTTCTAAATTGGGAATGGCAAATGGTGTTACTGGTGCTATTCAATATGTCAAAATGGTATGGGGTGCATCTGGCGAAGCAAACCTTATTTCCGATGATCCTGTTGATTCTTCGGCGTTGCCTATCAGTCTGAATAATATTGAGAATAAGTTTCTGACAGATGCTCTTATCAACGGCATGACCAACTCCAATGGGGTTACTGCCTTTGCTGTTAGAATTATCGATGCAAGTGGTATTTCCCTAGG